GCTATATTAAAACTACATGCAGGTATAAGACTTAGAGGAGATAATTTACTTGAAGTCCATACCAGAAAAAAGATGATAGTTGATGGCAAACAGGTAACCGATAGTGCTTACAACACTATTAAAATTGCAGACAGTAGTGATATGTCTTTTAAGAAATCTCTAGTAGAAGCAATAGAAGTCAAAGCTAAACATCTTGAACAGCTAACTTCAGCTAATTACCACAGCAGAAAAAATGGTAAGAAAGTAATAACTCATGGCACACTAAAAGATTGTTTGCACATGACTTATGTTAAGCAATGGGAAGGTAAGGGTAATGATACAAATATCAAAATTTATATTAAAGATATTTTAAATTATTTTTCACCTGACATTAAACTTGAAGACATGCAAACTGATGGTCACTACAATGGCTTTGTTAAATATATGGAAAAGAGAATTACTGAACGAGCAAGTAACCATCTCTCTACATTTAATACTAGGACAACCAATCATAGACTTTCAGTATTGAGAGAAACATTTAGAGAAGCAATATCAAAAAGAATGTTGGAGCAATCTAAATTACTTAATCCTGATTTAAGAGTTAAAGATATGGGTTGGAGTAATCTTCATGTCATAGAAAGTAAAAGCAAGAAACCAATTAGCAGAGAAGATGAAGCTAGAATTATGGAAGTAGCTTATGCTAACGGTGATGAAGAACATGCAGATGCAATGCAGTATTTAATTAATGGGTTAGGTCAAAGATTACAATTTGAATTTTATGACCCTAAATTTAATATTGATTGTATTGATTATAAAAATAAAACTATTAATTTTTTTCGTCATAAGACACAGCAATGGTCAGGTGATTTACCATTAAATGAGATTGCTTATCGTATCTGTGTTAAGTATAGAGAAACTGCAATAGCACACAAATCTAGAAAGTTATTTCCAAATGTAACTGTTAGAAGCATGAGAACTTTTTTTGAAAAGTATGGAAAGATGTTGGAGATAAAAGACTTCACACCTTATGCAACGAAGCATACATTTATTACCAGATTGTGTGAAACAAAAACACCAGTCAAAGTTATATCTAAACTTGCAGGTATAAGCATTGAGACTGTACTAAAATATTATGCACAGGAAACACCAGAAGCATTAAGAGAAGCTGTGAATAGTATTAGTGATAGTAATATAATACCTTTGATGGGTCATAACTCTAAAGGGTTGATTAAATAAATGAAGACTGCTAATTACATTCCCACAAAAGGGCGAGTGGTGGAATTGGTAGACACGCCAGTCTTAGGAACTGGTGTCGCAAGACGTGTAGGTTCAAATCCTATCTCGCCTACCAGAAGCAATAACTGGGTTATTTTTGTTGCACGAGGTGTTGCATTATGAGTGATATGTTGCACTGCATGAATTATAAAGGAAGTATAACTAAGGTTAAGGTACAATCATTGGTCTTAGGAACTACTTCCAAAAAAATTACATGCACTGCTGTATTATTGTTCTTTAATAGCAACACCTTTTTTTTAAAATCTATATATGCACAACTGCAAGGGTTTGGTGGCAAATGCAACAGAACCATTGCAACATTGCACAGGTGCATACAAACTGTAAGGAAATGTTCACATTATGTCTGATACACAAACAAATCTACTACAAGAACAATTAGCTGAGTTAGTTAAGGTTGGTGTAGGTGGAAAACACAGGAACACAGAAGACTACACTAAGAAAATACAAGAAGAATTAGATTTTGAGGAGCAGATGTTAAGAGGTGGTATTGATAGATATAACCATTTGATTAATGATGCTAAATCTAAGAAGCAAGAGAGTACGACCATGTATGGTCTATTTCACCAACAAAAATACATAGATAAACTTTCTAGTTTAATCCATTTGAAGGTAGAAAAAATAGACACAGGACAGGTAGGAACTCACCACATTGCAATTAAGAAAATAGTACAATGCCTTCCTCAAACTGCCTTCAATCAAGACACAAAGAAGATGTCTAATAACCAAAGCATATTTGATACATGTTCATTGATAATCTTAAAGAATGTTATTGATGGTATCTCTAGTGACTGCACATTGAATAAATTGTCTATAGTATTAGGCAATGCTTTAATGCTTGAAGCTAGAATATTGCTATTTAAAGAGCAGAAGAAGACTGAATATACACAGGTAGCCAAGCGATTAGAGGGCAAGAACGTACCCCAGAAAACTAATAGATGGCAATATAAAAAGAATGTTTGGGTTTATTGTATGAATAAACATGAACTTAATTTTGATGATTGGACTAAAGAACATAGACTTCACTTAGGTGTGCAGATGATACACTTATGTGAGTTATTAGGTTTAGTTAAGGTAGGTAATATGAAACTCAATAAGATGAAGACAGTTACTTATGTTCAACCCACACCTAAAATTATCAGAGAAATAAAAAACTTTAATATTAAAAATGAAGCATTGTTTCCCAAGTATATGCCTATGAAAATGCCACCTAGAAAGTGGACTTCACCTTTTATTGGTGGGTACTACGGAAAGAAACATAATTTTGAAAATAAACCAAAGGATATAATCAATGCACTACAATCTAGTAAAAGCAAGTAACAGAAGATACTTAGAAGAATTAAATAATAAGGTACATGAGATGCCTGTTGTTTATGAGAGTATAAATACAATCCAAGAAACTGAGTGGGTTATTAATAAACCTATATTTGATTTGATTAAAACATGTATGGAAAATGATTTTAATTTAGGTCAGCTACCAGTTAATCCTCAATCAATGGAGTTACCACCAAAACCATTTGATATAAAAACTAACAAGGAAGCATTAATTAAATGGAAACGAGAAGCACAACATGTGCATAAATCTATTGGTCAAGCTATGTCTAAATTTATTCAAGTTAGATTAGTTATGGAAGAAGCAACTGTACTACAGAACATTGGTGGTTTTTTCTACCCCTACCAATTTGATTTTAGATTTCGTATCTATCCTAAACCTGCATTACTTTCACCACAGTCAGCAGATTATTCTAGAGCATTACTTAAATTTAAGTTTGGTAAACCAATGGGTAATAATGATAGTTATAGTGTTTTTGCAATAGCAGGTGCTAACTTATATGGAGAAGTAGATAAAGAAGAACTACCTATTAGAGAACAATGGGTCAAAGATAATACTGACAGAATAATTGCAACAGCAACTAATCCATTAGAAGATACATGGTGGGCTAGTGCAGATAAACCTTATTGTTTTCTTGCGTGGGCTATAGAGTTTAAAGAGTTTGTTGCTAGTGGTTATTCACCAGACTTTATAACTACATTACCAATACAAGCAGATTGTTCAAATTCAGGACTACAACATTACTCAGCTATGATGCGTGATGAAATTGGTGGAAAAGCTACCAATCTTGTCCCATCTAATAAACCATCTGATGTTTATAATTTAGTCGCACAAAAACTTATTATGAAACTTAGGGATATGAAAGATGAACCTTTAGCTAAGAAGTGGATAGACTACGGAATAGATAGAAAGCTATGTAAGAAACCAGTGATGTGTTTGCCATATTCATTAACTAAATTTTCATGCAGAAAATATATTGAAGAACACATGAAGAAACAACTAAATGAAAAAGGTGTATCAGTAGAAACTTTTAGAGTATCAGAAAAAGAAGATGGTATTTTTAAAGCAACTAATTGGCTCACACCTATATTATGGGAAAGTATCAATGAGATTATTGTAGGAGCAAAAGAAATAATGCAATATTTAAAAGACATTGCAAAACTTGTTGCGTCTGAAAATCTTCCAGTAACATGGACTTCACCATTAAATGCACCTATTCAAATGCTTTGTTATGAGAAGGAAAGCAAAAGAGTTAAGACACAAATGGGTGATAGTATAGTTAAACTTTCTATAGCACATGATACTAATAGAATATCAAGAAGGGCAACGAGTTTAGGAGTATGTCCAAATTTCATTCACGCAAATGATGGTGCAGTGCTTCAACTTGCTGTAGTTAAAGCTAAAAAATTAGGAGTAGATAATTTTAGTATGATACATGACAGCTTTGGTTGTGTGGCTAGTGACAGTCATTTAATGGGTAAAGCATTAAGAGAAGCATTTTGTGAGGTATATGAGCAAGATGTACTTAAGAATTTTGCTGATGAAATGTATGCAATGTTATCTGAGAAAAATCAAAAGAAATTTCCTAAAATGCCTAAAAAAGGAAATCTTGATTTGGACTTAGTTAAGCAATCTACGTTTTTCTGTATCTAAATACATGCACCTGTGCAACTAAGTGCCACTATTAGATAGACTAACATAAAAGGAGAATATCTATGAAGAAACTAACGACACACGTAAGTGTTGTAGGTAAGGCAATTTATCCACACCTAAATAAACCAGACGTTAAATTTAATGACGCAGGTGAATATAAGGTGACTTTGGAAGTCGCTAAATCAGAAGCTACCGACATGATTAAATTATTTGATGATGCACAGGCAGACAGTCTAAAAACAGCGATTGCAGAAAACAAAGGCAAAAAGGTAAAGGAAAGTCCTCACCCACGATATAATGTTGAAGGAGATAAAGTCTTCTTCATCTTTAAACTAAAAGCATCAGGAGTTAATAAACAAACTAAGGAAACTTTTACACAAAGACCTCAGTTACTTGATGCACAGAAGCAACCACACCCTGTTGAAAAAACAATTTGGGGTGGGTCTAAACTTAAAATTGCTTATGAACTAGTACCATACTCAGCACCATTTGGTGCAGGTATTACTGCTAGAATAAAAGCAGTTCAAATTTTAGAACTTGTAGAAGGTAAATCAGATACACCTTTTGAAAAAGAAGATGGCTATAAAGCCGAAGTCAACTCAGATGTTCAGACAGAAGTTCAAACGAGTTCAGATTTCTAAATCTGTTTTCCTGAAGTCAGGACTAGAAGAAGTTGTCTACAACTGCTTAAACAAAAATAAATGTACGTTTGTTTATGAAGGCATAAAGATAACTTTTACTAGTCCTGAACAGAAAAGAACTTATACACCTGACTTTCCTGTTTCAAATTCAAATATTATTATTGAAACTAAAGGACAGTTTAATTCAGCAGATAGAAAAAAGATGAAGCTGATAAAATTACAGAACCCAAAATTAGATATTAGATTTATATTTTCTAATTCAAAAAGCAAAATTGGTAAAAAATCAAAAACAACTTATGGCAAATGGTGTGAGATGTTTGATTTTAAATATCACTGCGTACAATCAACTAAAAAAGAAATACCAGATGAATGGTTAAAAGAAATAAAGGAAATACAAAATGGCAAGACTAGAAACTAAATACATTGTGATACATTGTTCACAAACTAGACCTTCACAAAAGATAGGTGCTAAAGATATAGATAGATGGCACAGAGAAAGAGGTTGGTTAAAAATAGGTTATGCCAAAGTTATTAAAAGAGATGGTACTGTTGAGCAAGGCAGGGCAGATGATGAACTACAAGCACATGTTAAAGAATATAATCATGTATCAACTTCAGTTTGTGTAGTTGGTGGTGCAGTAGAAGAAAACTGGAAAGAACCAGAAGATAATTTTACAGGAGAACAATGGGAAAGTTTAAAGAAAGTTCTAGAAGAATTAGTAATTAAATACCCTGAAGCAAGAATTGTAGGACATTATGAACTTGATGAAAGAAAAACATGTCCTAACTTTAATGTCAGAGAATATTTATTAAACGAAGATATTAAAGGATACAAATTCGCAGATAGCACTGTCACTGATGGAGACATACAGGA